GCCCCGGCGACGGCCGGAGCGCTGCCCGGCACTACAAGGCTCCTCGGCGACGGCAAGGCGGCCTTTGAGGGGACGGCCGTTGAGATTGACCCGGCGGCACTGCCCGCAAAGGGCCTGACTTCCGCAAATGGCTGGCTGGGCAAGCTCCTGCAAAAGGGCTCCACCCAGGCCACCATGAGCGCGGACGGCACCCTGACTTCTGTTACCGGCGGCGTCGGCGGCACCCTGGGCGGCATTGGCACGGCCCTGGGCAGCCATGCGACCACGGCGGCAGGCACGGCCGCAGCGGGCGGCGCAAGTATTCTGGGCGGCATTCTGGGCCTTCTGGGCATCGGTGCAGGCGTGAGAAACCTGTACCGCGGCACCCAGACCACCGGCAAGGACGCTCAGAACGAGTATTCCAAGGGCGGGACCAAGATCGGCATGGTCGGCGCAGGCGCAGCGGCAGGCGCAGCCGTGGGCACTGTGGTGCCTGTTGTTGGAACCGGCGTCGGCGCTCTTGTGGGTGCCGGTATCGGTGGTCTTGGCGCCCTGGGCTTTGGCGACAAAATCGGCCAGGCGCTTTCCGATGCACTGGACGAAGGCGGAGCGCTGGACAACCTGAAACAGACGGTTGGAACCTTCTTCACTTCGACGCTGCCGGAGCACTGGACGAGTTTCTGGGATGGCGTGGGCACCACGTTTTCCGAAACAATCCCCTATGCAATCGGCTACGCCCTGGGCAAAACGAAGGTTTTCTTTACCAACACGCTGCCGGAACACTGGACCGCCTTCTGGGATGGTGTAGGGGAGTTCTGGACCGAGGACGTCCCTGCATGGGTGGAGAGCACCGGCGAAAAGGCCGTCACGTTCTTCACCGAAACGCTTCCGACCAAGTGGACGGACTTCTGGACCGGCGTTGGCGACTTCTGGACAAAGGAAGTCCCGGCATGGGTTGAAAGCAGCGTGACGAGCGCGGCAAACTTCTTCACCGTGACGCTTCCGGCGAAGTGGACCGGCTTCTGGTCTGGCGTGGGCGACAAGATCAGCGGATTTTTCACCAACGCCAAAAACGCCTTTAGTTCTGGCCTCTCTGCCGGATCGTTTACGACCAGCGGAGGCACGAGCAGCGGCGGAGGAGGCGGCCGTGTTACTCCGCACGCTATGGGCGGCATTATGACGAGCCCGCACGTTGGCCTTGTGGCAGAAGACGGCCCGGAAGCGATTATTCCGCTTGGCGGCAGCCGCCGAACTAGAGCGCTTGATCTTTGGAATCAAACGGGATCGATTCTTGGCGCCGACTATTCGGGCGATTCGGACGACGACACGCCCGAAAACGTGCCCACGTTCTCCCCCGTCGTGTACCCGGCACCGGCGCCGCAGGCGCCCGCAGGAGCCGTAGCGCAGCCCATTTCTATTCCGGTAGAAATTGGGCTGAACCCGCAGTTTATCATCCAGGGCACCGCAGGCATGAGCCCGGACGAGATTATCGCAACCGTGAAATCCCGCATCCGCGAAATGGTGGACGACATAAGCGACGAGCTGGCCGAACGCCTGGCCCGTGTCCTTGCGAATATGCCCGCATAAGGAAAGGAGGGCAAAATGTTACCCGAGATTGTGTACCTTACCCAGCTCGACACGGGAACCAGAATTGCGCTCCCCCTTACACCCGAGAAGGTTTCCGACAAACGGGAGGGGAATTTCATTTCCTACAACATCCTGAATGTTGGCGAGGTGAAGATCCCGAACGGCGAGAAGCTGGCGCAATTTTCCTGGAACGGTATTCTCCCCGGCGTTTCCATGCTGGGCATGGGTATCGTTTCGCTTTTCGACTGGAAGCCGCCCCGCGTGATGATCGGCATTCTTGACGGCTGGAAGAAGAACCGGAAGAAACTTCGGCTTCTTGTGACCGGCACGGCCATAAACCACGACGTTTATATCCAGAACTTCACCGTTACCCATGAATACTTCGACCGGGCAGAATACAGCATTTCCTTTGTGCAAGCAAAGGACATTCTGATTAAAACCACGGACGAGGCAGACGGGAAAACGGATGGCGGAAGCCTGGACGAGCGCCCGGCAAGCGCAGCGGCCGCAGCTTCCACACAGGCGACCGGCAAAACCTACACTGTGAAGCCTGGGGACACGCTGTGGTCCATTTCCAAGAAGTACCTTGGCAACGGTTCGCGGTATTCGGAGATCTACAACTCCAACAAGGCCGTAATCGGGAGCAACCCGAATTTGATTAAGCCGGGCCAGGTTTTGACCATTCCGGGGTGAGGAGGACCGCATGATCGACGTTTCCAAGGTAGCATACAATGTTTATGCGGTCCTGCAAGACGGCACCCGGCTGAACGTGACCCCAGCAGTCATGGATCTGGGCTGGGAGGAAGGAGAGAGCGAGTTGAGTTCCCGTTTTTCGTTCACTGTTGCAAACGTGGACTATAACGGGAGCCCGCTTTCTTCGACCATAAAGCCGAACACCGCCATTGTGGTAACGGCATCGGCCGGAGGCGATGAACAGGAAGTTGCCAGCGGGAAAGTGATCGAGTGGAACCCGCAGGACGGGGCCGCCGTGAAGGACTTTTCCGTGGTGTGCTACGACGACCTTTACAACCTCCAAAAGAGCCAGGACGACCGCTATATCAAGGCTGGAACCGGCACGAAATCCGCCCTGAACGCCATCTTTTCCGATTGGGGAATCCCGGCCGGAGAATACAAGGGCCCGGACAAGCCCCACGCAAAAACGCTTTTCAAAGCGGAATATCTGGGGGACATTATAACGGAGCTTCTGGACGATGCCGAAAAGCACGGCGCGGACAACTACGTTATAAGAATGAGCGGTGGCAAGGTGAACGTTCTGCCCATCAACGCCAACGAAACAGTTTACCACTTTGACGAGGACGACAACCTGACGACGAGCGGAGACAAGATCAGCACGGCCGACCTTGTGACCCGCGTTAAGGTGATAGGCCTTGAAAAGAAGACCCAGAAGCGGTCTGTGGAAGCCACCCTGGACGGGAAAACGGAGTACGGCATCCGGCAGCGGATCTATACCCGCAGTTCGGACGATACGGCCGCGCAGGCCAAGTCCGCCGCACAGAAGACCCTTGACGAAAAGGGAGAACCTACACGGAAAACCACCCTGAAAGGCGCAGATCTTCCGTTCATCCGCAAGGGCGACAAAATCCGGGCTGCGGCCAGGACCGTGAACGGCTTTTGCACTGTGCTGGGAGTGCAGCACGATGCCGCAAACCGCACAATGACCATGACCGTTAAGGTTTTGGACGAAGACCCGGCCGGGAACAAGAAGGACTCTGACGAGTACAAGGTGGGCGATATTGTGAACTTTGCCGGTGGCAGCCATTACAAGGCTTCCACCGATACAAAGGCCGCAAGCACTAACCTTTCGCCCGGCAAGGCTAAAATAACCATCATAAAGAAAGGTGCAAAACACCCGTACCATCTGATCTATCAGAACTGGGCCGAAACGCACGTTTACGGCTGGGTGGATGAAGGTACCTTTTCAAAATAACGGAAGGAGGAAACAGTGAACCCGAGTTCTGGCAACAAGGGTGTGAACCACCTGGCCCAGGTTTTGGCCGGTCAGAGCAAAAAGGACCATGACCGAAATTCCGCTCTTGTCCTTGATTTTGGCGAGATCATGGATGATTACAGCCTCCAAACGAACACCTTTTCCATTCCGATTCCGGTAGAAGATTACCACGTCTGCCGTCAGCTGACCCTTGGCAAAACCGGGGACATTCTGGCGAAGACCCAGGCCGTTGGCTCTCCGGGCAGCGGAGAGCATGAACACAATGTTGTTTCAAAGTTAAAGGATTCTCTCGGAAAGCCTTGCACCGGATCGATTGGCGTGGCAGCCAGTGCTCAACCAGACCCGCCAGACCCGCCGCAGAGCAACGCGGGAAGCGGAGGACCGGAGGGCGCCCACCAGCACCACGTTTTGATTCCCGAGAAAATGCGCCGCCTGAAACCCGGGGACCGTGTTCTGGTGGCCTGGGTGCAGTCGGAGGCCGTTGTGGTGGATATTATCTGCCCGGCGGAGGACCTGAAAAAATAACCAGACGAAAGGAAGGACTTTCCCATGGCTGAAAAGCAGCTTTACCCCGTTTTTGAAGTCCCCGACTTCGTCACAAAGAAGAACGAGGAGAGCCGGAAGCAGCAATATAAACCCTCTGTTTATTTTGACTACGCGACCGGCGATTTTCGCCTTGACGGCGCCGGACGCATGGCAGGAGCCAGCGGCCGCGAAGCCTATATGCAGTGGTGCATGAAAACCGTTATGACGGAGCGGGACGCCTTTCTGGCGTATTCGACCAAGTACGGCGCAGAGCTTGAAATCTCGCTTGCACAGAGCGACCACGCCAGCGTGGAAGCTAGTCTGGAACGGACTATTATTGAGGCCATCATGGCAAACCCCAAAACAGAGTATTGCCGCGACTTCACGTTTACATGGAACGGGCCGGACAGCTGCGATTGTGCATTTAACATAAAGGGCCGCGGCTATGACGAGATCCAGACCGTCAACCTGAACTTTTCAAAGTAAGGAGGTGAGAGCATGGCCACAATTCCGGCATTTTCTCCGCCTGACTGGCTGAAAACCGAAACGGCAGAGCAGATCCAGGCGCGCATGATGGAAAGCCTCCCGCCCGACATTGACGACACCGAAGGCGGTTTCCCTTGGGACTTTACCTATCCGACAGCGCTTGAAAAGGACGAACTTCTGAATTTCCACCTTGTGGAAACCTTGAAGCTGATGTTTCCGGCGTGGTCCTATGGTGCATACCTTGACGGCCACGCCAGGGCTGACGGCCTTTCCAGACGCCCGGCGAACGCTGCGGCCGGTATCGTTACCTTCACCGGTACGCCTGGCACACAGATCCCGGAGGGGACTGTGGTCTGTGTGCCTTCTTGCGGCGGAGTGCCCGCCATTGAATACGCCACGGATTCCGCGGCCTACATTGGCGAGGCGACCGACGGGGAGGACGGCACCGTTGACGTTGCTGTAACGGCCGTAGAGCCCGGCCCCACCGGCAACGTGGGCGCGGGAGTCATTACAATTATGATGGACCCGATTGCAGGCGTTACCCTTGTGAACAACGCCGACAAGATCACCGGCGGCGCAGAGGAGGAAGACGACGAATCCCTCCGCCTGCGCATTGCGGAGTATGACGAAACTTCGGGCGAATCCTTTGTGGGCTGCGACGCGGACTATATCCGCTGGGCCAAAGAGGTTTCCGGCGTGGGCACGGTACTGGTTGATGCCCAGTATGAAAAGACGCATCCCAACTGGGTGCGCCTTATTATTCTGGATTCTTCCGGCGAGCCCGCCAACGGCTCTATTATCCAAAACGTGTATGACCACATTATGAGGGATGACAACCGGATTGAACGCAAGGCACCTGTGGGCGCAATCCTTCTGGTGCAGGCCCCCGAGGGCGAAGTGGTGAACATTTCCGTCGAGGGTTTGCAGCTGGACGGCGCCAAGACCGCAACGGAGGTGGAAGAAACCTTCCGTTCTGCGCTGATTGAGTATTACATCACCGCCAAGGCTGACAGCCTGGTGAAGTATAACGAGATCCACGCGGCACTGACCCGCACCGAGGGCGTGAAGAACTTCTCCAAGGTCCTTGTAAACGGCG